GATGAGGTCGAGCTTGCGCGTCTTTGTGCGCGTCTCGGCGCTCATCAATTCGGAGAAGCGGTCCTTGCGCATTTTGAGGATGGCCTCGGTGAAGGCCTTGTCGTCGAGCAGGTCCTTGGCGGCGTCGTGGAGCTCGCGCTTCTGGCTGAGGTCGTTCATTCGAGGGCCCCTCGCGAGCCTCGGGGCAGGCTCTCACGACAGGTCATGAGCCGCCGCCTTGGTTACGGCTCGCGCGGGCGGCCGCGGCGGCCGCGGCGGTTTGCGCCTGCAGGGCGGCGGCCTCGCGCTGTTGATTGATCTTCGCCTGTTCGATGACGAGCTTCGCGGTGAGTTCGCGCTGCTGCATTTCGGCGTCGAGATGCGCCTTGTGGAGGTCCATGCCGACCTTGGCCGCTTCGACGGGATCGACCTGGCCGCGATCGTCCTGGCTGGGCTGGGCCCTGATCTTGGCGCGCTCGACCTCGATCTTCTGCTGGTCGAAGATCGCCTTCTGGCGAAGCTGTTCGTGGCGGAAGGCGTCGTCTTGCGCCTGCTTTTGCTCCTTGAATTGCTGGTCGCCGAGAGCCTGGGCGGTTTCGCTCTTGACCTTCTCGAATTGCGCCTTGGCGGCGACGGTCATCGCGTCGGGCTCTTTCGGCGTCGAGGCGATCGCCTGCAGCACGTCGGGCGAAGGCGTCTTGAAGTAGCGGGAGGGGTTCTTGATGTTCGCGAGAGCCAGCTGGTCGGTAATGGTGTTGAGATATTCCTGAATGGTGACGACGGGGTTGGTCACCCCGAACTGGCTCATGATCATTTCCTGCGTCTGCTTGATCTGCTGCAGCGTCGCCATGCGCACGACGTCCGAGCCTTTGCCGAGCGTGGAGTTGACCTCGACGCCCATGGAGGCGTCGAAGAGGCCGGTGTCGACGTCGGTCCACTTGCCGTTGATGCGCAGGGTGCGGCGTTGGTTCGGGGCCTCGGCGACTTCGTTGTAGAGGCCGGTGAAGAGGTCCTTGAAGCCGGTTTCGGCGAGCACGCGGGCGACGAGCTCGATGCGCTCCTGCGCGCCGTTGATGATCGCGTCGACGCCGATCTGGGTCGAGCTCTGCAGCGCCTTGGGGTCGAGGCCCTTGGCGGCGTCGGTGAGGCCGGTGCGGCGCGCGAGCACGTCGTTCAAGAGGTCGAAGACGGGGATCGCCTGTTGGCCGGCGAAGGGGATCGTCGCGAAGCTCACCGCGGCGCGCGGATCGCCGCGGGTGCGGATGACGGCGCCGAGGTCGTCGTTGAGGGCGTCGGCGATATTGGTGACGAGTTCGTTGACGACGGTCTTGGGATTGATCGACTCGGCGAGGCTGTCGAGCACGCCGCGCCACATGTTGGTCTTGATGCGCTGGATGTCTTTGGTCAGGTCGGCCAGGCTGTCGCCGACGATGGTGTGGCTGATCGGATCGCAGCCGAAGACGGCGAACTTGACGCGGTTGGCCGCCTCGTCATGGACGATTTTATGATTTTCGCCCATTGTGCAGATGTAGCGAAGCTCGGCGACCCCACCGCCGTCCTTGTCGATTCTGATGTACCATTCGCCGTAGAGCACGCCGTCGCCGACGCGGGTCGAGTTGGTGCGCCCGGGATTGCGAAGCTGGCTTTCCATGGTGAAGTTCTGGATGTCCTGGCTCTGCAGGAAGGCCATGCAAAGCTCGCGCGGGTAGCCCATGGCGGTGAGCTCGTCGATGACGACGACGCGTTCGTGGCCGGTGATGCGCGAGGTTGAGAAGGAACGCGCGTAGCGGTCGAGGCGCATTTCCTCGGGCGGCACGCCGGCGACTTTGATGAGCGGCTTGTCGACCTGATATTCGAAGGTGACTTCCTCGAAGGTTCCGGCGAGTTCATCGATCGGGCCCTGGCGCACGATGCGCGCGGTCTGGTCTTGCTGGGCGATGATGGCTATTTGCTGGGGGTTGAGGTTGACGAAGGTCTTGCGCCGCGTCTCGTGGTGGTCGTCGGTCCACCATTTGACGAAGCCGGTCTTGACGGTCATCGCGTCTTTGAAGGCTCCGTAGAGGATGAGGAAGCCGGGGTTGTCCTGCCAAAAGACGTAATTGATATATTTGGTTTGCTGGTCGGCGGCGTCGACATCGGCTTCGGTGCGGGGAACGAGAGTGACGACATTTTCCGAGGCGTCGAACAGGCGGATGAGCGACGGGAGGGTGAGCAGCACGGCGTCGCGCACGTCGGTCGAGACGAATGAGCTCTTGTTGGCGCTTTCCTGGTCGTAGCCGAGGATTTGCTCGTAAGTCGCGTTCGGGTCTTCGATGATTTGGGTGTCGGTGTAGGGTGAACCGTCGGGATTTAAGGCCGGCAGATAGCCGTAATAGTATTTCTGAGCTTCGTCGCGCGCCGGCGCGAGCACCGAGCCTTCATAATCCCGGCTGTCGGCGATCAGCGCCTGGACGAATTGCTCATAAGAGGCGGGGTCGCCGGGATCGTAGGCGTCGACCTGGCCGCCTTCCTTGAAGCTGGCGAAGATGCGTTCAAGCGCCATGATTCAGCCGCAAACCGGCTTTGTTCCGGTCCCGTTCCTGATTTCACGCGGGGCGCAACCGCGCGGTTGCGGTTTCTAGGCTCAAAAATACCGGGTTGGCAACCCGAAGGGCGTTTCATGAGGCCGGGCGAGCCTTCCGGGCGCCTACACCACGCCCCTGATCCTGCGCCGCAACCGGCCTTTGGAGGAGAGGCCGCTGATTTGGGGGAAGGCGGTGGCGAAGGTGCGGAAGGCGTCGGCGCCGTGGCTGTAGGGCTCGGGGCCGTGCACCGGGCGGCCCATCCGGTTGCGGCGGTAGCCGCGCAGCATGGCGAGGCCCTTGCGGGTCCTGACCGCGTCGAAGAAGCACATGCCGAGAAGCCCGCGCGCCGCGGCGATCCCGTCCTCGGGCGAGGCCATCGGGGCGGTGATGATCGGCTCGTCGAGGTGCTGCTCGAGATAGAGGCGGCGCGCCTGGCCCGATGAGATTTCCCGGGTTTCGATGTCGTGGGGCAGGCAATGGCATTTGAAGACGAAGCCGCCCTTATGGGCCTTTTGTCTTAGGTCTTGGGCGTAATAATCGAGGCCTTTACCGTTGTCTTGAATATAGTCTATGAAATGAATTTCCCTGCCGCAGATTTGAAACAGCCAAATGCAACAATAGTCGTGAATTCCCAGGTCCCATGCGGTGATCACCGGCGCGGCCAGGTCGACCGGGACCGACGTGATCCGGCCTTGCTGCGCGAGCTTGTTCAAGGCTTCGCCGTAGTAGGAGCCTTCGACCGGGGCGTCGAACGAGCACTCCATTTCGCGGGCGTACTCTTCCGGGCTCATGTCGGCGACGAGCTCTTCGGCCTCGGGTAACGTCAGCGCGTCTTCGCCGGTCGCGGAAAGCGGGATGATATGGAAGTCCCAGCGGTGATCGTCCTCGTATTTCAGTCTCAGGTGGTTGAAGTGATCGTCGCCGTTCGACGTTCCGCTCACGATCCCGAAGCCGTGGTAGTCGGCGAGGCAGGGGCGCACGACGGTCGAGAACACGGCGGGGTTGAGGAGCGGATATTCGTCGAGGGCGATCCCGTCGAAATACATGCCGCGCATGCGCTCGTAGGCGGCGGACCCGCCGTAGAGCTTGATCACCGCGCCGGTCGGCAGGCGGCAAGCGAGGTCTTTCTCGAGGTAGCGCGTGCCGGGGATCGAGCCGGTATATTGCTTGAGGTAGGCCCAAACGAGGTCTTTCGCCTGGTCGAACGAGGGGCCGACGTAGCCGTACATCGGGGCGGGCCAGCGCCGGCCGTTGCGGCCGGCGGCGCGGATCAGGTGGTTGGCGATCGCGACCGTCTTTCCGGCCCGGCGATGGCAGCACATGAACTGCCAGCGCTTTTGCGAGGCATGGAGAGCGAGAAAGTGCTTGCGCGGCCGATAGGGGATTTCGACTGCGGTTTGAGTCGCGAGTTCGGGCATGGGTTCTCAAGAACGCCCGTCGAAAGACGGGCTATGTCGGGGCCGGCTTCACGAGCCAAGAGACGACGCCCGATCCTAGACATTCCTCGCGCAGAAGGAAAAACGTCGCCTCTTCGCTGGCGCGGTACACTTCGAAGCCGCGGCCCCAACAGGTGCGGCAGATCATGCACCGGCCAGCGCTTGCGCGACGTCCTCGAGCTCATGCTCCTTCATGTGGAAATTGCTCTCGACCTCGTTCCACTGGCCGTTCGAGCTCAACGCCGGCGCTTAGTCATGCTTAGACTCCGGCAGCGACATCCAACCCGCGATCCACGAATCCGGAAACCCGCCATGACCAACAGGCGCGGCGACGACCCATCCAAAATCAAACCCATCACTAGAAATTCCTGGATGACGCAAAGGAACTTGAACTCCATTCCATCGTTCCAAGTCCAAGTCATCCCGCCCATTCTGGCTTAGATCATGGCGCAGACATGCCCAGATAATCGTGCCGTTCTTCGGCGCGGTTTCTATCGGGAGCCAGTCTCCATTAATCATGCTTCGGTCCCTTCTACCTCGTGAGGGGCGAGGCCGTGCTCTCCGCCCGCTACCGCGACACTGACGCCCTTGGGGGCGCCGCCCCTTGCATGCCCGCCGTATGGGGGCTCATCGCTCACCGCGATGGTGACGGCGCCGCAGGCCGGGCAGGCGCGCGGCTCGGCTTCGGGAAGGG